CTTCTCGGTCGGGTTTGCCGGGTTCTCCTTTAATACCGGACGGCCGTCTGCGTCTTCCTCAGCATCGAGGCAAGCGAAGCCGGACTGGTTGGTGATAATCACGCCGTCAAGCAAGCAGCTCGGGTCGAGGTCCACGGTGATGGACTTCTTGAGTGCCTTCCAGCCTGCGACTTCCTTCGCGGTGCCGCCGTTATAGCCGGACTTTAACGCGCCGAAAATTCTCGCGTTTTCGGTGATGATGGCGTTCTTTACGAACCAGCGGTTGAGGTAGCCCATGAGGCCCGCCTTCTCTGCGCCGAGCAAGATGCGGGACACCGGGATGAGCTTGCCGAAGTGCTTAATTGCAAACTTGACCGGCTTGAAGTCCGGGTCGGTTCCTTCCTCAATAGCTGCGCCGTCTTCAAATTCTACTAAGCCAGCCGGAGCGCCGTCCTCGTAGTTTACGGAACCGGCAAGGCTGTCGGTCGTCTCTACAGTGATGAGGGACTTCGCGCTGATGTAGGTCTTGCGGAGCTCGTTGATCTCAGCCTTTACGTCGTCCGGGACGAGTAAGTTCTCGCCGGAGGTTGCGCCTTCGCCGGTGATGAGTGCCTTCTCCTCCTCGGTGAGTGCCTGCTTGGATGCTAACTTGGTCATAGCCTTGAAGCCGCTGACCTTCTCCGGGTTTGCTGCCGGAGTCTCCGGCACGACTGCCTTGCCTGCCTTCTCAGCGCGTGCCAAAAGGTCGAACTCCTTCTGGAGCTCGTCAATCTCGTCGAGTAACGCGCCAGCCTTTTCGAGGTCCTTCTCCTCACCGTCCAAGAAGCTCTTCACTTCCTGGGACTTCTGCATGATAAGGTTCTGCAATTCTCTCATTTTCTTGTTCATTTTGTTGTCCTCCTTGTTAATTGTGGATTATGGTGTTTTTTGCAGTGATTTCACCCAAACGGGCGCGGAGCTGCAGCTCCTTGGTTTTGTCCGCCGGCTCCTTTTCCGGTTCCTGCGGGGTGTCAAGGGTGTCGTCCTTCTCGTACACGGTCTCGCCGGTGTAGCTCTTACTTACTCCGGCAGCGCGCTGAGCAGGAACAGCCACCAGACTGAACTCATACGCGTCCTTCACCCCGGCAAGGGTAAAGGTACAAACAGTCGGGCCGCCTTCCTTGTCGTAGCTTTTGCCCGGCCAGTGGCGGCAGTAGGTCTTGGTGTTGTCGGTGCCACAGATCGAACAGATGCTGCTCGACGGCGAAAAGCCGACACTGCCTTCCTTCTTGATGCCGCCCTTGATTTCTGCAATCAGGTCGGCGTTGCTCGTGGTTCTCACCATGTAGCAGTGAGCCACCAGCTGCGTGTAGAGCTCGCCAGACTTGAGGGCCTTGTCGCTCTGCACCAGTTCGGTCTTATAGATGCGGGCCACCTGGTTGTCAGTGCTGCGCCAGTGGTCCTTGATGACCGTCTTGCCCAGGAACAGCTTCCGCATATCGTCCAGCGCCTTCACGGTGAACCGGTCGAACGCCCTGTCCACTTCGTTGTCGCACAGTACAGCCTTGAAAGTGAATACCTCCTCGGCCGTAAGCGGAACAGGCGCCAGCTTGTTGATGGCCTTGAGGTCCTCATCCGCTACCGCGTGAGCGTCCAAGGTTGCCGCCTTCTGCATCATGCCGAAGGTTTCAATATCTCGCTGAGTGTCTTTTTCAGCCATGCCTTCTCCTCCTCTCTTTCAAGATTGATATACTGCGCCCCGGTGTACTGCACCGGAATGCTTGCACCGTTGCCCAGGAGCTGGTCGCCGCCTTCTTTTGCAGGGCGGTCCAGCATCTCGCGGGCCTCGTTCGGTGTTAAAAGGAAATTGTTGACCGCGGCCCCCAGTGCTTCCATCTGGGTCTTCTGGTCAGCTCGGAGCAGCACGCCGGTGTTGAACTTGGCGTGGTAGCCTGCCGCCTCTTCTGTGTCGCTCAGCAGCTTGTAGCCGATTTCCTCCTCGTACTGCTTCAAAATAAAAATTAAAGTGTCCACGAGGAAGCTCAGCTGCTGCGCTTCTGCGCTTGCGTAGCTGCTCTTGGTGTAGTCGCCCACCTGGTACGGCTTGACGCCGAAGGCGCTGGCGATCTGCAGTGCGCTGTATTGTTTAACCTCCAGGAACTGGCTGTCGGCCAGCTTCATGTTGAGCGGAGTCAGGGAGAAGCCGTACGGGATAGGAATGCTCGCGCCCTTGCCCTTCTTGCCCAGCTGGTAGTCTTCAATCTGTTTCAGGAGCGTCTGGACGTTCGCGTCGTTCAGGCCGCCGGTGTACTGCAGCACCGTCTTGGCGGTCATGCCGCTGTCGTATAAGTCGTTGACCATCTTCTGGGCCTTGATGTTGCCCTGGATGGTAGCCGTCAGCTGCTCCCGAACGCTGACACCCACCAAGCCGTCGAAGGTGTTGTGGCTCTTAATGTGCAGGACTTCCTCAGAGCCTAAAATGACCACGCCGTCCGCGCCCGTGTACTGGTAGTAGACGTCCGGCACGTCGGAGAGCCTTCTGGCGTCGTCATAGTACACGCGCACCTTGCGCGGGTCCATCGGCCAGAGCTGCGGCTTGTGTGGTTCGCGGGTATCAATCCAGGCGTACCCGTTGCCGTAGTGGTTCCGGCACAGCTCCATGGTGGACCAGAATGTGGTGGCCGTCATGTAGCGGTTCGGGCGTTCGTTTAGCATCCTGTAGTACGGGTGCTCGCGGGCGATGCGGATGCCCTGGCCGTCGGTTACCTGCTGCAATTTCAGCGGCAGCTTGCCGAGGCTTTCACTGAGCACCTTGAGGCACGCGAAGTACGTCGCCTCGCTGAGTGCCGGCCCTTTGGCGTCGTGCACTCCCAAAAAGGTCAGCAGCTGGTTGAGTGCCATCTGCTCCGAGGTGGCTGCGCTCTTCCCCCGGAAGGCTGCCACCGCTGCCTTTGTTCTTTCTCTCAGTTTCATGTTGTCCTCCTTTAACTCCAGCCCATAATGGCCAGGAATTGGTCAAGTGCTTCGCTCACCGGCACGCTAGGCTCGCCGCCGGTTGTCACCAGCATGAGCGCATGGGCGTCGATGACCGCGTCCACCGGGTCGATGCGTTTGAACTTGGCGCCCGGTTTCTTGTCCACTTTTATCTCCTCGAAGCTGTTCCGCACGATGGCCGCGTTTGTCATGGACCACGTCAGCAGCTCGTCCCGTTCGTCGTACTCAATCTGGCCGCCCTTCGTCAGCAGCTGCACCGCCACCGTCGCGTCGTTCAGGTTGCGAGCGCTCTGGGTGATCGTGACGACCGGACAGCCGAACGCCTCCAGGTCCTGCATCACGCCCGCCGCGTTGTGCGGGTCGATGCCGACGCCCAGGAAGTTCAAGCCCAGCCGCTCCCGGAGCTCTGCCAGATGCTTCACTATGAACTTGTAGTCGTTCATGTAGTCCGTGGCGCCACCGGTGACTGTTATCAGCCCCAGGCCCTCCCACACGTCGTAGGGTGCCAGGTCCGTCTCGATGTGTTCCTCCAGGCGGCCCCGTGGCATGAAGCTGTGGCTGTACAGGTAGTACCGCCCATTGTCAAGCGGGAACTCCAGCACCAGGGTGGTCAAGTCGCCGCCGCTTGATAGGTCGAGGCCCACCCAGCAGTCGCGGTACCCGGCCGCCACGATGTCGGCCAGAGTGCGCTCTGAGCCGCAGGCCTTCCATGCGTCCGGGTCGATGAACTGGTCGTCCGTGTTTTTCACCCACATGTTGAGGTTTTTGCACAAGAAGTCGGCCAGCTCCATGCCGCCCATATCACGGGCGGTCTGCGCATCCTGCCGGAGCGTGGCAAGTCGCTCCGGGTCCGCGCAAGTGAACGGGCAAGCCTTGGGCCAGTTGTTCTCGTCCCAGATGTTGTCGCCCTCGTCCAGGCAGTAAATGTCAATAAAAAAGTCCTCAGCGGTCGCCAGACCTTTGAGGACTTTCACGGCATAGTCGTCCATCTCCTTACAGAAGCTGTTCAGCTTCTTGCCTCGCGTGGTTATCATGGAGACCAGGGTCTCCGGCAAGGAGCGGGTGCCGTTGTATATTGCTTTGTACACACCGTTGTCTTTGTGCTGGTGTATTTCGTCGATACTTGAAAAAATGGAGCGGAAGCCGTCGTCCAGGCCCGCCTCACGGCTCAGCGCCTCGATGGTGCTCCCCGTGTTCAGGGCCGTGATGGTGCTCTTGTACTCCTTCACGTCGAAGTAGCCGTCCGGTTTTTTCACCTTGTCGTACTTGAGATCCGGGTCGGCCTGCACAAACTTGGCCATCTCCTCCCAGGCCAGCTTCGCCTGGCGTTTTTTCGTCGCTGCTGTGAACAGCTTGCCGTGGTTATAACCAGAGAAGGCGGCGATGTATGGCCCGATGACACCGTTCTCCATTGTTTTGCCCTGCTGTCTACTAATAGACTTGTACCGGCGCCGGAAGCGTCGGCAGCCGTTGACCGTTTTCTTCCACCCGAAGGTGCTGCCGATGTCGAACGCCTGGCAGCCCATGAGCCGCAGCGGCTTCGGTTCGGCGCCCTCGGAGAGGGTCAGGCGCTCGGCATATCTCAGGACCCGCTCGGCTGCTTCCACGTCCCAGTAGAACGGGAAGGCGGCGGTCCGTTGTTTGGCCAAGTCGTTCAGGTGACGCTGGCAAGCCAGGATGTGGAGCTGCCCACAGAGCTGGCCGGTGTCCGGGTACCTCCCGGAGCTGACGACCTGGCGCGCGTACTCTGTCACGCGGTCAGTCATCCGCTCACCACCTTCACGTCGAACTCGCTGAACTTATTTTCTCTCGGTGTCTCTTCTTTGACCGGCACCTGTAGCTTGCACCGGCTTGATATAGTGAGGCCGAGGTCCCTGGCCGCCGTTTGTGCCTGCTTAAAATAGCGGTCTTGGCGTTTGTCGGTGACCTCGGTCAGCACTGCCCACAGTTCCAGGTCTTTGTAGTAGCCCTCCGCGTTCTTATCCTTCGGCCGGTCTTTGGCCAGCTTGCGGAGTTCCTTCACTGCCTGCTCGTATAAACTCTGGGCGGTGATGTAGCGCGCCAGCGCGTCCACGTCCGTCTCGCCCATGATTTTGATTTTCTGCAGCTGCTCTGCGATTTTGTTGAATTGCTTTTTCTGTGTGGCGGTCAGGAAGCCGGGAGCCTCAATGCCATCCGTGCAAGCCTGCACTTCCTCCGCCGTTCGCTGTCTGATTTCGTCTTTTGTTAGATGCTTTTTTCCGTTGGCCATCA